CACCTTTGAAGAGTGCGAGAAAACCATGACCTGCACCTTCGGTCCCCGTGTAAAACTGGTAGTCCACCGGAAGACCAACGATGTGGACGTGTACGTGGACGGAAAACGGACCGAAACCTACCAATGTGAGTTTGTATCAGACTTCATGCAGCTGCAGCACGAGACCCAACAGATGGCAGCCGCCTTATAAACAGAAATGAAATGGAGTATTATGGAAAGATATTGTGCATATCCTACAATGACCTGACCTACGACGACCGACCGGTGATGGTGAACGGGAAGGCTGACTACAGCAGAAGCCGCACGCTGAAAGGCGTTCATCCTTCCACTCTTTCCGAAGAAGAACTTGCTCCCATCCTGTCGGTACCCAATTACAAGAAATTAGCGGCCAAGAAAGAAATCAACGTAGTGCGACCCGGCAAGGGGCTTGGAAGCTATGCACTGGTAGAGATAGCGACCATGCCACTGCGGTTTCAGGAAAGTATAAAACTAAAATACGGAGACATGAAAGAGGACGTTATAAGAAATTGGCTCGGCAGCCATTACCACATCGATGCGAAAGCCCGGGAGTTCTACACCCGATTCCGCTTTGACAACGGTGATGTCCTTCCGCCGGAACACATCCAGGAATATACGGTAAACGCTTCGGTGATTGAAGCTGTGATGCGTGCCATGGAGGATGCCACCTTTATGCGGAAAGCGATGAAGGCAGGACCGGTGAACTGGGGAGAACTGGCAGGAGCTATCAGTTACTATCAAGCAGAGTTCGGCCATACCTTGCCTGTGAGTTCTAACCGCTTCAAGAAGCGTGTGAATGACTTCAAGGCCAACGGCTATGAAAGCCTTATCAGCCGCAAGTTCATGAACCAGAACCGCCGGAAAGTGACCTATGACATTGAACGCCTGCTGCTGAGCATCGATGCCCAACCGGAGCAGCCCTTCAACACTACGGTGTGGGAGCAGTACAATATGTTCGTACAAGGTGATTTGGAACTATATGACCCCGAGACCGGCGAGGTGTTGAACCCGGCAGACTTTACCGACAAGGATGGAAATCCGCTGGTATTGAGTCCGGCCACGGTAGCCAACTACCTGAACAATCCTAAGAACAAGGCCCTTCGCGGCAAGCTGCACATGAGCCAGTGGGACTTCAACAATGCTTACCGCCCTTATCATCTGCGCAGCATCGGTGAATATGCCTTGAGTAAGGTTTCGCTTGACGACCGCGACTTGCCGCGCCCAATGAAGGATGGCAACCGTGTGAAAGCCTATTATGCCTACGATGTGGTGAGCGGCGCTGTGGTAGGATATGCCTACAACCGGTACAAGACTACCGAGTTGTTTTTGGACTGCATGCGAAACATGTTCCAGACCCTGGACCGGAACGGCATGTATATCCCCGCCGAGCTGGAAGTGGAACACCACCTGGTAAGTGACTTTGCCGACGGCTTGATGCAAGCTGGTACCGTCTTCCCCTTGATACGCTGGTGTAACCCCGGGAACTCGCGTGAAAAACGTGCCGAGCATAAGAACCGCGAAAAGAAGTATGGTGTGGAGAAACGCACTCAGGTAGGTATCGGACGATGGTATGCCAAGCTGGAAGCCAACCGTCCGAAGGAAGAGAAAGTGTATGACGAAAAGAACAACACCTACAAGGTGAAGACTTACAGCTATGAAGAACTGGTAGCCGATGATATACGCGCCATCCGGACCTTCAACGCGCAGCCTCACCCCAACCAGAAACGCTATCCTGGCATGAGCCGATGGGATGTGCTTTGCGCCCACCAGAACCCGAACCTTGCGCCTTGGGACAAGGCCGTTCTTTACCGGTTCATCGGTCAGCACACCGAAACGACCATCCGGCAGAATACCTACTGCACGGTGATGTACAACCAATACGGACTGCCCAGCCCGGAAATCATCGAAAAGCTGGAGCCGAGAAACTACAAGGTAGATGCCTATTATCTGCCCGATGCCGACGGAACCATCAACGAGGTATATATCTACCAGAACGGACGATATATCGCCACCTGCAAGGCCGTAGCCCGTTACAATGAGAATACAGCTGAGCAGACCGAAGCCGACAAGGCAGCCTATACCGAACAGGCCAAGTATGTAGCCAAGTTCGACAAGATGATGAAGGAAGGCAAAATCAAGCGTGTGGGCATCCTTGCCAAAGAGGAAGCGAAACTGATAACAGAGGTACAGGCGGAAGCCGTTCCCCTTCCTGCACAAGCCGAGGAAGAAGATTACTCAGCCTATATGGACATCAGTGCCTTTGAGCATGATGCAGTAGCCAAGATATAATTAACGACGTTAGAACGAATTTAAAACAGCATTCAAATGGAAATAACAAATGAAGTAAAGCAACGTATTGTGGCAGCGATAGCCGCCGACCGTGAAAATTATCCCAGTGACAACCGTCATGCTACGGCACTGGGCATAGCCCCCAGTGTGTACAATACCATTAAGCGGGGCAATTATGAAAAGCAGGTCAGTGATGCCAACTGGGTAGGCATAGCCCGAAGACTGGGCGTGCAACTGCGTACGGAAATGCCCTGGCAGGCAGCACAGACCCCGACCTATGTGTTTGTGAGCAAGCAGCTGGAAGTGTGCCAGGGAAGCGGGCTGAGCGCCATCCTGTGCGATATGCCCAATATCGGCAAGACCTTTACAGCGAAAGCTTACGTGAAGCAGCACAAGCACGCCGTATATGTGGACTGCAGCCAGGTGAAGACCAAGTTGAAGCTGATACGCTACATTGCCAAGGAATTCGGTGTGACCAGCAACGGACGCTACAGCGACGTGTATGAGGATCTGGTGGCCTACTTGCGCACGATTGATACACCCCTGGTTATCCTGGACGAAGCCGGCGACCTGCAGTATGAAGCCTTCCTGGAGCTGAAGGCACTTTGGAACGCTACGGAACGTTGCTGTGCCTGGTATATGATGGGTGCCGACGGGCTGAAGGAAAAGATTAACCGCGCTATCGAAGGCAAGAAGGTTGGCTATACCGAAATGTTGAGCCGCTACGGTGACTCCTACAGCAAGGTGACCCCGGATGATGCGCAGGAACGCGAAAAGTTTCTGAAGGCACAGGCTGCCATTGTAGCCAAAATCAATGCCCCGGACGGTGCCGACATTGCCAAGATCGTTCACAGCACCGGAGGCGGCTTGCGGCGCGTATATACCGAAATCGAAAAATTAAGGAGGATGCAAGCATGAAACTGAAAAGAGCCTACAGCCCCGGTGAGGTGCTGAACATGAAAATACCCCGGTATGAATTTACCGGGGATTGGCAAGCCTCGATAGGTAACCCTGCCAAAAGCGGCGTGTGGATTATCTGGGGTGCCAGCGGGAACGGAAAGAGCAGCTTTGTGATGCAGCTGGCCAAGTACCTGTGCGGCTTTGGACGCGTGATCTATGACAGCCTTGAGGAAAGCACCGGCCTTTCGTTCCAGATGAGTCTGAAACGACATAAGATGGACGAAGTGCGCAAGCGTTTGGTTATCCTTGACCGCGAGTCGATGGACCAGCTGGAGGAACGCCTGCAGCGCCGTGGCAGTCCCGGCATCGTAATTATCGACAGTTTCCAGTATAGCGGTTTGAACTACAAGACCTACAAGGAGTTTAAGGAGCGCCACCCCAAGAAACTGTTTATCTTCATCAGCCATGCAGAAGGATCCCATCCGGCAGGCAGAAGCGCCCGCAAGGTGGAATATGATGCCGATGTGAAAATCATGGTGAGCTGCTTCAAGGCCTGGTGTAAGAGCCGTTTTATGGAAAAGCCCGGTGAACCCTATGTGATTTGGGAAGAAGGTGCTGCCAAAACCTTGAAAGATGATAAAATGGAGGAATACTTGAATGATGGAATGGGAGAATAAGTTGTACCAGATATTGCTGCCTGGTCGTGAAGCCTTGGGCGTGATGGAAGACTGGCTGGAATGTAACATAGAAACAGACATTTGTCTGCGCAGAGCCAAGACGAAAGGGCATTTAGTGATAGAAACGACGGATACCATGTTTGCCAACCGTATTCGAATGTGGCATCCCGGATGTAAAATACATATTAAAGATTTAAAATGATGGAAGAGCAAAAGAAAACCTGCTGCATCTGCGGCAAAGAGTTGGAGGGTTACGGATACAACCCGTTTCCCGTGAAAGAGGAAGGCATCTGCTGCCGTTCGTGTAATTACAGCGTAGTCATTCCGGAGCGATGGAAACGCCACAAGGCTTATCAACGCGGTGAGGAAATCGAAAACAAGCGAGTGTATATCAGTGGAGCCATTGCCCACTATGATATGGCAGAGCGCAAGGAAGCCTTCGGACGTGCCGAAGAATTGTTGAGAACTGAGGGCTATGATCCGGTAAACCCATTCAATAACGGCCTGCCAGAAGAAGCCCACTGGAAAGCCCACATGCGGGCCGATATTGCCCTGCTGCTGGCTTGTGACTATATCTACATGCTGAAGGACTGGGAACTGAGCAAGGGAGCCAAGCTGGAACTTGACGTGGCCAGTTCGTGTGGCATTAAAGTATTGTTTGAGTAAAAATGGTCGATATGGGAAAAATAAAAATGGAAACCGGTGTTGTGGTGATGACGTTGACTGCTACGGTATATAGAGGAAATATTCGTGAAATCCAATCTTCACGCATAGGATTTTGCGGGGAGTACAATAAGGAAATACTTTCTAAAATGGGTGCTGAATTCAAAAAGATATTTGCTGGGCAAATTGAGGCTGAATACAAAGCTAAATCACTGAAGACGGATAAGATAATTTATCGTGTCAGTACCAAATCAACTGAATGTGAAATGATTCTTAATGGCAAATGATATGGCACAGGAGGTAACCAATTTCGCCCGGTTCTATGCATTGTTCAACAAGCTGCCCTGTACAGGAGACCGGGAAGGGCTAAAGAAGCAAATCGTTCTGCAGTACACGTGGGACCGTACGGAAAACCTCCGTGAAATGACATCCAAGGAATATGAAGCCTGCTGCTGTGCCTTGGAGAAACTAACCGGGCAGGATGAATGGCGGCAGAAACTTCGCGAGGAACTGCGGCGGAAACGCAGCGTATGTCTGAAACTGATGCAACAGTTGGGTATAGACACCACTGACTGGAACCGGGTGAACGAATTCTGCAACAACCCTCGGATAGTTGGTAAACCCTTTGTTCAGATTAGTACAGCGGAGCTGCAACAATTGGCCATCAAACTGAGGGCTATCCAACGAAAAGGAGGTTTAACCGATAAATAGAACAATATGGATAAAAAAGCACATGAAGCGCTTGAGCGCATAAGAAAAGACGTGACTCTTACGACATCCGATCTGGAGAACCAGGATGCAGCAGAGTTTTTCAACGAATTGGCCGACTGGGCGTATGCCAACGGTGAAGCCATGCTGATAGACGATGAACCAGAAAAGCAGGATGGTGAGGAAGAATAAAAAAACAAGTGATAAACATTCAAAATGATTTAAACATGGAAAAGAACAACCAAAGTGTGGACATCAAGTCCCTGAGTAAAGAACAGCGAGCAGCCCTCATGGCCCAGCTGCAGCAAGAAGAGAAAGAGGACCGCATCGCCCGTCGTGAAACTTACGAGGCATTACGCGGTGAGTTTATGCACGAAGTAAAGACCAACGTCCTTGAAATGGTAAATGCCGTGACCGGGTTCCGCGGATGGCTGGAAAAAGAAGCCGATGCCTTTACCAAGGTGATGAAGGAATACGGCCAGGTGAAAAGCGACGAACAGCGCAGCTACACCATTACGGACGGTGACTTCCGTCTGGAGGTGAAAAGCAACAAGGTGAAAGGCTTCGATGAACGAGCTGATATGGCAGCCGACCGTCTGATTGACTACCTGAAGCGCTACATGCAGAACAGTGAGAAAGGTTCGGATGATCCGATGTATCAGATGGCCATGACCCTGCTGGAGCGCAACAAGATGGGCGACCTGGATTACAAGAGCATTTCGAAGCTCTACGAACTGGAGGACAAGTTTGATGAAGAGTACGCAGACATCATGCGCCTGTTCAAGGAAGCCAATGTGGTGCAGCGCAATGCCACTAACTACTACTTCAGCCGGCGTAACCCTGAAAACGGCGTATGGACCCGCATTGAACCCAGTTTCTGCCGTTTGTAGCCGGAATCCGTTAACCCTGTAAACAGAAAGCGCCGCAGTTGTTATAATTGCGGCGCTTTTGTTCTTAAATTCGATGAAAATCAGCTATTTTTGTATAAGAAATAAAGCGTATGGGCAAAGGACGGGATAAAGAATTGATTAAGTTGCGTGACGAGGCACTGTGCCGCCGTTACTACTATTGGACAGAAATACAGCGGTTGCGGTTCGACGATGCTTTAAAAGTGTTGTCGGAGCGCGAATTCTTCATATCCGAGGAGCGTATCATGACCATCATCCGCCGGAAATCACGTGAGGGAACAGACTACAACCTGAAGCCTGTTCCCAAGGTGAAAGCCCCCCGCCTGACCGCTGCCCAACTGGAGCTATTCCCCGTAAGATGACGGCATGGCCGATTCATCGTGCAGTGTGAATGAGAACGTCATTTCATAGACCTTGATATAATGTGGCATGGCATACGAACGGCTTTTCTCGCGTACCAGCGGCGAAGCGTTGTCCGTGCACTGCAGGCATTGCAGCGA